TATTGGTAGATATTTCATAAACTCTATTTGCTACACCACCTGATGTATATGCAGTATATCCTGTGCTATCTATATCAGTGCCACTAAGATCTTGTATTTCAAACGTGTTAGTTGTTGCGTTAGATACTAAAAATCTTTTGCCATTTACTTCAATCATACCTTCTACACTAGTAATAAATATCTCATCACCATTGCTATAGCCATGACTTGTTGCTGTAACAACTGCTGGATCTGCTTGTGTTATCCCTGATATTGTTACGTCTGATTCTGTAATAATACCGTTGTCTTTGTAAAAACGAATGTACTGATCGCCAAACTCTAATATATAAGTTTGTTCATCATTAAACTCAAAAGGTATTAATCGTGTAGTTTTTGTGTGATCTTTTACTGGGCCAACATAACGTGTGCCATATCTTCTTGAAGCACCTCCTTGTGGGAATACAGTCATGTTCTCTAGTGTTTCAACTCCATTGCCATACTTTTTAAAGTCTATCTGACCAGCCAACTTAGGACTTAATTCACCAGCAGTAAAATTTGATTGAAAAGGATGTACTCTTGCCATTATGTTCTAAAGTCCGTAAATGTTGTTGAAACAAGATCGTCTACAAATCCTTCCATTCCATCAACACTTCTGGCTTCAGATAATTTATCTCTATACATTTTTTCCATTTGGCCTTGAAGCTGCACGCTTCCTGTTATTGGATAAGCTAAATCAGCAGCAAGTTTTGATGTTAATGTTTCTACAAACATAGAATCAAATAATGTAGGATTTGTAATTCTTGCTATATATAATATTTTAGCAGTGCTTTCATCTGTTACAAGCACCCTGCCATTTGTAGCGTCATTTTCTATTTTAAATATAAAATCCGCGTATTCCATTTCTAACACACGCAGACAATATGGATCAGTAGGTAAAGCGTACATATAATTATAACCATAAGCAGGAGTATCACTAAGTTGTGCTAATGATGCTCTTGTTATAGCAAAATTCCAAGGATGTGAACGTAAAACTAAATCACGCGAATCTTGATAGAACGCGTTACATAATCTTGCTCTTTCTGTGTCGTCTGTTAGGCTAGTGATTGGATCATCACCTAAACGCCTAAGTGCATTACTGCATATAGAAACTTCAGTTGCCATTACCCACCTATTAAGTTGGGGGGCTTTTACACCCCCCTGTTATATTAGTCTGTTACATATTGCATTGTAAGTACGATTGTACCTGTAGCGTTTGCTCCACCTAATGTAACTGTTACTGGCATACCGTCTTGGTTTGCGTCAACTTCTAAACCATAGTTTAAAGCAATAGTAGCACAAACATCTACAAGTCCTGCTGTAGCTGAAGATGCTGCTGCTTTAAATGCGGCTGCTGAAACTGATACTGCTGCATCACTTGAATCTGTGTGAGCAGCGTAACCAACGGATAGAGTTGTTGAAGTACCTAGAGCATCATATGCTAAAGATCCACCAACAATTCTTGCGCCATTTGGTAAGTTAAACATTTCAATAGTTTCGCCATTTGTTAGTGCAGATGCTTCGTAAGTTGCATAAGCAATTCTAACTCTACCAGCGAGTTCATTGGTTTTAATTCTCTCAGAAGGATTGTTTTGATTCCACTGAGTTTTTTGTGCTGAATATACTGTCATGCTATCCTCCTATTAAGATTCTACGCAAGCTATTTCAACGACTTTTTCGTCCTCAATACGAGTAGAACCGATAGTCATTGAAAGGAAAACTTGAGTTGCATAGTTTTTGTCTGCACGTTCAGATATTCTAGTGCTAACATCACTACCTACAGCAAGACCTAAACCAGATTGTGTGAAAGCAAGAGCCTGTCTGTTACCATCCCCATCAAGGCCTAGTCTTTCTGTTCTGACAAAGTTAAAGCCTAAGAATGTGTTAATCTCACCTTGTACTAGGGCTTTAATGCTTGCATAGTCAGCTGATGTAACTTTTTCAAGTGCCAACAAGTCTGACATTTGTTTTGATGTTGCAATTAAATATCTAGCTTCATCTGGATCAACGTCATTGCCATCTAAAATTTCTTTAGCTTCAATTAGTTTATCCAAGTTCAAGCCAGCTGAACCATGTGCTACTTTTTGACCTGCTGGTAAAGCAACAGTTGTGCCACCTGAAACACCGCCATAAGCGTTGCCAGTTGCAGCAGCAATAATTGCATCATCCATTGCACGACCCATAGCCCATGCGCCTGCCATTGCATATTCTGATTGAGGTGAGATAAGCATACGTACCTTATCCTCATTATCAATCAAGTCTGCCCAGTCGTAATCGTCCATAGTTACTTTACGTCTGGAGTGTGGTGTGTCCATTCTTGGAGTGTCAGAATGACGTGAAGTCCTTTTCTGAGCAGCAGCAGTTCCGATTCTTTCAAAGAAATGCGATTTACCAACAACCGTTTCAGTTCTAACCGTATCTCTTAATCTTGAACCTTTTTGCTGTGCCAAGTGGAACACATTACTTTTGTACTGTTCTACAAAAGCTGTTGTGATTTCTATTGACATAATAGTTCTCCTGTTAAGTTAAAAAAAGTAAAACGGTTTTTGTCCTGCAAATCAGGGAAACCTTACAGATTAACGCACTGTCCAACGGATTTTAAGGCATCATGCCCACAGTGCAAGTTGTCCGTTAGGGCTTGCTATTGTTAACATATTATAACATAGAACATTTAGATTACAAATCTTAATTATGCTCCATAAACTTTTTCATGCAACTGCCTTACTCTTTCTACAGCAGCCCTATGCTCAGGGTGTCCTGCATTAAAATAAGGATGATTACTATTTGCATATATTTGCGAAATTTCATCTTGTGCGTCAAGTCTTGAAACAGCCAGATTATTGTTCTGAGTGTTCTGTGTCATATCTTCTGTTACTTCTGCACCTAGTCTTGCAAATAGTTTTACAACAGATGGATTGTTCCCAGCAGCTGTATTCATAAGTTCCATTATTTCAGGATCTCCATATACTTGCAACGCTCTTTGTGCAGCGCGTATATTCTTATCGTAGTCAATACCCCATTCCTGTTTTAACGCAGTTTCTGTTTGTTCTTTCTGCGCTGCTAGTACCGCTGGCATATTTTCCATTTCAGCGTTGACCATACCAGCTTGATAGTCCATAAGTGCATTGACTTGGTTTTGGCTTAATCCAATCTTGTGAGCAACATTTCTAAACTCACCCATAAGATTTTCATTAAAGTAAGCATCCATACCTTCAGGAACTTTCATTTCATATCCTGTAGGTTCATCTGGTCTACCTAGTTTGCCGTATAATTCACTATACTCCTCATCTGTTTTAGGCATTGGTATTCTACTGCCCATTTGTTTTTGTTGATGCACAACTGTTTTAGCAAGACTTTCCACATCTTTAAATTGTGCTATTGTAGGATCTTTTGCTAGATCTTCTGGTAATGATGATTTCCAATCTAGGTTATCGCTATATCCTTCAGATCCAAGAACTGTTGTGTCTTGGGTTGTCTGAGTTTCCATATCGGCCTGTTCTTCTGGGTACATAATCATTCTTTCCTTTCTTGTATTGAACGTAATATGCGTAGATAAACACTACGCTGCCCTTCTTTAAAAGCTGTGCCATAAGGATCTGGTTGAAAACTTAAACGATCCCCATACGCAGTTTTTAAATCTTCCAATACTTTTTTACCTGCGTCAGTATCAAAGCATTGTTTATAGTTTTGAATAAGATCGTAATGATCCCTATCCATTTCTTCCATTATTTCTGTTGACATTATAGACCTTCTAGTTGAGCCGCTGCTTGTTGCATCATTGCTTGAGCGTCTGGATCAGCTGCTGCTTTAGCTGCTTCGGCTTGCTGTTGAGTTGCTTGAGCTACTTGCTGTTGCATCATAATTTGTTGTTGCATTTGTTGTTGTTCCATTTGAGCCTGTCTTGCTTCTTCCAGATCTTCTCTGCTAACCAAGATACTATTTGGAACACCTAACAATCTCGCTCTCATTCTAACAGCTTCCTCATGGTTAATAATTTCCATGACGTTAGGGTTTACTTGTGCAATGTTCATAGCTAGTGCGTATAATCTATCTATAGCATTAGCTTCTTCCATGCGCTGAGATCTAGCTAATGGCCCAACATATTCAATATCCAGTTTGCTTTCCTGTATGTTTTCAGGGGGAGGGAGTAAAGCCCCTGCTCTAAACATAATGCCAAAAATTCTATCAATTAATGGGTTTAGGAACTCTGATTGGAATCTACCTAGTGTTGGGCCAAGTAGTCTTTGCATCAGTTCATAACGAACTTGCACTTCAGTAGCAGTCATTTGAGGCCCTTCTTGTAACTGCAACTGATCTGAGTAATAAGCCTGCCTAATAGCAGTACGCAACTGTGTTTCCTTTAGGTCTGTAATTTGCCAGTTGCTACCTATCTGTAACGGTTTAATCGCGCCATCATTTCTGATAACTGTTATTCCTGCTGGTGTAGTTCTTACACGACCAATAACGCCATCATCTTGTACTAATAACGGTGGATCAATAGCTTTTGCCCATGCTTTTAGTCCTATCTCTACAGCTTTATTAAGTGTTTTAATATCTGGTAGAGCGTTATAAGATGGACTACGACCGTATATTTCGCCAGTCGCTTTAGCCCATCTTGGAACGAGGTAAGGAAACTCGTTGTAACCACCAGTACGCACGACCATTTGGTCTGCTTCACAAACATGACAACTGTGGTATTTTAGTTTGGTAGCTACTTTACCTGTTGCACGTTTGTAATCTTCTGATGGTTCAACGGCATGGATAAACACAAATTCTTTTTCAGGTTTTTGTTTGACTGCTTCTAGTATTTTTTCTCCTAGATTTTCTTCGCCAAATTCTTGAAATGCTTGTCGTGCTGTCATCTTGTATTTACGATAAACAGTATCAACATAACCATTTACATTTTCTTGTATGTAGTATTCATTGATGTGAAGTGTCTTGAAATGTATGCCACCTTCATCAAAACCTTTTGAATCTTCTTCAACAAACAAACATCCTGTACCAATAGATGTAAGATCCAAATACATTTCGTGTACTTCGGTATTAAAATTAGCATCATTAAACGCATCATACATACGTCTGGCTGTATCTTCTAGCCATAACTGTGCATCTCGTTGTTCGTTTAATCCTTTATCACGCAGTTTAATAGAAAACCAAGGCAATGATGGAGAGGTCAAAGTGCCTTGTAAACTTGCCGCCAATAATGTGTTTGCTGTAATCGCTGTACTATCAAATAAAACTTCTGTTCTTTTTTCGCCCTTAGAACGTACTAGAGTTACATCAGCTTTTCTTGGCATTACATAATCAAGTATTTCTTGCCAATGATCTTCCCAAGTTTCCCTAGAACTAGACATGGCACTCATACGTTTTTTTACATAATCGTATGGAGTTAACATATCTGCCATATTACTTACCTGTTGTTGTTAATAAAGTTTTACCAGTAGTTGCTTCTTCAGTAACGCCTTTGCCGCTTGTCATAATGCTATAGTTTCTGCCTAATGATCCAGCCTTACGCATACGTTCTTCTTCACGCGCAAGAGCCGCTTCTTTTTCAGCAGTTCTATCTGTTACAGAAGTATCTATTGGTGGTGGCATTTCTGCCTTTGCCTTCATACCCATTTACACTCTCCTTTTAATATTCCGTATAATGATCCATCTACAAATTCATTATCAACACGCATTGCCTGTCTGATAACTCCTTCTTTAACAAAACCTACACCTTTTAACAACCGTTCGTTTCTTTCATATCCATCAACACACATTGCTGTCATTCTGTTGCATTTGCATTGATTAAAAGCATAATCAAACATCATGCGTATATATCTTCTCTGACACAATATTGGTGTGTCCATTGCAAGATGAACAAATATATTATGCCCATCATAGTCAGAAAATAATAAACACGCCTTAATACTATTATCCATTAAAAAAGCAATATGTCTATCACTTTCTTGTAACGGTCTATTTATGTGCGCTCTAGTCTTAATCCAGTTATACGCAACGTGTTTTATATCGTCATCAGTTCTGACTTCAATCATATCATTTTTCTTCGTTCAGTTTTAGATCCACCACCTAATACCGTTCTTGAAATATTTGCTTCGCCTTCTGCTCCAGCAGCCCCAGTCATAATTGTGCTTCTTCTACCACCATAACCACTAGTTGGTTGTGATGTAGGTGCTGCTGTTATTGTTGATTGCGCCGCTGGTTGTGCTGCTGCTTGTACTACCGCTGGTGCAGCTGGTGCTTTGGATCTACCACCGAATATTGCTCTTACTATGCCGCCCATTTTCTTTCCTATGCAAATACATTAAAGCTACTATCCGATTCTAATTGGACAGGCTCATAATCTTTTATTCTTGCTTTTCTTACAGACATGACCGCATAACGCATTGCAGATATAACATCATCATGTTTCGCCACAATTTTGCCATCTTTACGGTGATACATCCGTAGTTCTTCTAATAATTTACTCTGATTATTAAAAATTTTCAATCTATTTGTCATAAACCTTGTATACATCTCCTGTATACCTGCTTCTACAGAGTTACCACCGCTGCCTTCTTTTTGTCCTTGTTGTGGTGGATTACTAAAATGTTCGCGTGTCATATTAACGCCTTCTGCTCTGTATTGCTCTGTCAATGATTTACCAGATCCTTTATCTGCTTGCCTACCATCCATTGGCCATATTACAGGAATCCAGTTACCTCTTGATTTAATAGAACTTGCGTGTATTGGTACAGCTTCTTGCGACATAGCATAGCTATCATAAATATAAATTGTATCACTATCTCTATCCCAAGCTATCCATGCAGCTGCTGTAGGGTGATCCCACCCAAAATCTATACCACAAATGCGTGGCCAATACGCTGGTATCTCTATAGGTTCGCATACCATTTGTGATTCTGGCAAAGGAAAGACAAGACCACTACCTAATTGAGGAATACCTTGTTCTCTCATCTTTCTTTCGTGAGGAGGTAACGCAGAAAGTATTTGTTCTCGCACCTTTTCTGTCATGTGTGGTGCATCATCCCACCCAGCTTGTATTAGCGCCTGACCATCCCTGAGATCATTTACAAACTGCGCTACCGTTTCTGTCATACCGCTCTCAGGAGTAAACGTCATATATACCATTCCACCCTTATCGGCAGTACGCGTCAATGATTGAGTGTAAATAGATTGTGGTGGTTCTTCATCCAGCCATATTACATCCAGACTTTCACCCATCCATTTCTCTTTACCCATTTCATACGCTTTAAAAGCTAACCTAGACCACCCTCCTGTTATATGTTTAATAACAAGACTGTTCATTGCATTAGGTACACCAGCTTTTCTAACTGTTTCTCCAATATATTTTAATGGAATACTACCAGTACCCCTAGCAGAAGGATCATCTGGTTGTCCGACTAACTCTTTCTGGCATATATCACGCGTTGTTTCATTAGACGCGCCACCTGCCCACGCCCTTATAGGTCTATCAAATCTTCTTCCCTCCCACCAATCAGGATATTGCCCTGTAAGGTGAAATGCCATTTCCATTGCTCCGCAAAAAGATTTTCCAATTCGGTTTCCTGCCATTAATAGTCGCTGTTGGGCGATAGTATTATGAAATTTTTTTTGATATCCGTACGGTTCGTAATGCGCCATACGATTAGTGTCCTTACGATACTGCAATTCTCTTGCTATTTCAAGCGCTCTTTCTATATCGTTCATAACTTCTCCAGATCATCACTATGTACCATAATCCAGAACCCTTTACGGTTCTTCTCACACAGACAAATCACTGGTGTTTTATTCTCTAAGTCCGCTAATGCTTTGGTGTCATCCCATAAAGTAACAGCACTATGCTTCACACGCAGCTTACATTCAATAAACAGCCTGTCATGTATAACATCTGCCCTCGTTACTTTACCGTTACCCCCAGAAAGTGGCGTTCTTGTACCTCCAAAGAACTCTGCGACCTTCCGCTCTCGTTGTTTCCATGCTTTGTCCGCCATACAACAACCTTAACCTAAGACAATACCCATGTCAATAGCGTTAACAAATGTTAATATCAAAAAACCCCCACCGCTGTACGGAGAGATCCATAGTAATATACAACGGCGACGGCTTTGGGGGGTGGGGTTGCCCTCAAAAACGCTACTAAACATTAATATGTGCATGTGCGAACGGTGGCGCGAATTGGCGCGAAGGGTTGGCGCGTAAAAAATTTGCTAGAGTGCGTGAGTGTGTGTGTGCGAATGGTACTTTTTATTGTAGCGCGTGAGGTTGTTACTTTTTATTGGAGCGTGTGAAGTGTAAGTTGTCTATTAGTGTTCGGTTGTTCTTATATTCTTTAGTAGGTGGTTTAGTTCTGCTTGTAGTTCTTCATCTGTTTTAGTCTTTGTTACATCTTCTACTTTATGTACTGTTTGATAACCTGTTCTATCTAGTATTGAGTTAATAGCCCCGAGCTTT